CACATACAAGGAATGGCAGTTGTTGTAGTTGTAGTAATTTCTCCAGCAGTCGTTGTACTAGTGGTAGGAGCCGCAGTAGTCGTAGTAGTTGGAGCCGCGGTTGTAGTTGTGGTAGTAGCAGGATCAGCAGTTGTAGTTGTGGTAGTAGGGACCTCTCTAGTGGTTGTAGTCGTAGTTCCTCCAGCAACTCTATTCCAAGACCCAGATACTCCATTGAATTCATAAGTAAATATGCATCCATTATCTAAAGTAATTACTAATAGCTTATCCGTAGCTAATGCTGTTCCAGGTAAAAAATCTGGTAAAGTACCAGATGCAATAGTTGCACCAGCTTGAGTAATCGTATAACCAGTTCCAGTAAAACCGCTTAAGTTTATATCAAATGGGCCTGGTCCATCAATCACTGCTAAGAAGCTTGAACAGTCAATTGTGGTAGTCGTAGTAGTTCCTCCACTTGCGGTTGTCGTACTAGTGGTTGGGGCAGCAGTAGTGGTTGTGGTTGCAGCTATCGTTGTTGTACTAGTAGTTCCTCCACTTGCAGTAGTCGTACTAGTTGTAGGAGCTGCAGTAGTAGTCGTAGTAGTTCCTCCACTTGCAGTAGTCGTACTAGTTGTAGGAGCTGCAGTAGTAGTCGTAGTAGTTCCTCCACTTGCTGTTGTCGTACTAGTTGTAGGAGCTGCAGTTGTTGTAGTGGTAGTTGGAGCAGCAGTAGTGGTTGTAGTTGGAGCAGCAGTAGTGGTTGTAGTTGGAGCAGCCGTTGTAGTAGTCGTAGTTGGTATTGCTGAGTCTACTGGTACTAAATAAAATTCGCTAAAGCTACATACCTCTGCGTAAATTGTACGAGTTGAATAATTTGGTGCATACGGCCCAGTTAAAATAGTAACATCTGTGTAAACTCCACTAATATCTTTAAAGATTCTAACTGAATCAAATTCAGTTTCATCCATTGTTTGAGGTAATCCAAATCCAATAATTGCGCAACCTGAACATCCGGTAGAAATATCAAACGCCAGAACTGAATTAGTTAAAAAATATCCATATGGTAAATCAATTCCCTCCGGTTCAATTGTTGGAATTGGTAAAGTACAAACAGTAATTGGACAACTGGTTGCAGCTGGATTCTCCAAGATAAAATCAACTCCAAGTTGTGGAAATACTGATTCAGTATTGCCAGCAGTTAAGATATTAGTTATACAAATAGTTCCATTTGCTCCAGCGCAATTTGTATCAACGGTTGAATACATTAAGGTAACAAAATCTCCACCATCTAATCCATAGCCAGAGGTAGTTGTATTCCAGTATAATTCGTCAGTCACATCAACTTGAGCATAAATAGTTGCAGTAATTCCACCGTCTTTACTAAAATACGCACTGGCACTATTATCTCCGTCTCCAATGGTTATTTGATGACCATTAACAAATAATAAGTACGAGGTTGTTGGAATTGGTGCAGGTATTGGTAATAAGCCAGGTGATAGCAATTCTCCATCTCCTGATACTGTATTTGGGGTAACCGACCTAGTAACTGAGGCAGTACAAATACCACCACCAGTTCCGCCACAGCTAAGTAAACACCAACCAGTTGATTGTAAATATCCATAAAAACCTTCAACCCTTCCATTCTGTGCAGTAATATAAACAATTTCTCCAGGAACAGCAGTTGGTGGAAGTACTCCGTATACTTTAAGTCTAAGCCGTTTTCCTTCAAGTACATCTTCAACTACAACGTTCTTTGCAGTGATTGCACCAGTTGGATACATTTTAATTACTTCAGGATAGCTGCCATTTTGCTGTTGAGCTCCATATACTGTTAAACCATTTCGGATAATGATTGAATTGGTTGAGATTCCTTGAATATCAACTGAGATTTCACCATTAAGCTGAGAATAATTAATTGAGGTTAAAAATTCGTCAATTGCTGATTTAATTGTGCTAAAGTTGAAATTAGACAAATCAATGATGGTATTTAAACTTGAACCATTGATTGATTTAATACTTGAGATTTTTAGTTGTACTGCCATTGTTGGTTAAAGGATTTCAGTTATTTATTAACTTTCAGATCCATTCATTATTTTATTTGATTTTTACTGCCTTTTGCACTACCTGACAGAATTTCGGTTTTATTATCAACTTTTGAATCTAGTGCAATAATCCCTGATCTAACAATACATTCATTTAAGTCTGCATAGATAATTGTTTCTGGAGAACTCTTAATATAGCTTAAGTCAATTCGGTTATAACAACCTCTCTCAAATAAACAGTCATCTAAATGACAATATCTAATATCATTACTGGTTAGGATTCTACATTCGGTGATATGCGATGATCTAACTTTGCAGCCGTATAGAGTACAGTTAGAAATTTCAGCTTCAATTTTACAATTGATAATATCAATGTCATGAATTCCGAATCCTTCTTCTAATTTAGACTCTTTTAATTGAACCCTTTTATTTTGAGTATCGTAATTTACTTGACCCTTTTTAATTTTGCCAAAAGTAATTAGGTCAAATAGTTTTTCACGAAGATTTAGATAATTTGATTCAATAATTCGCGGATCGTTTCTTAAGTCAATGAATAATTCAATTTCTGGAAAATTCTTTTTGAAATTTTCATATGTTTTAATAGCTAGCGTATTTTCTCTCTGCTTCTTCATCACTTCATAAACTTTCTTTTGTTCATCAATTGAATATGTGTGATTTACTTGAAGAGTAGTATATAGAGATTCAGCAATGTAATTAATTAATTCAGTTGCACTTGCTCGCTTTAGTTGATAATCAGTTCCGCCAGCATATCTAACTTCTAAATAACCTTCATTTAACTTTTCAAAATTTAAACCAAAATATTTTGATTGAGGATATGAAAAATCAAGTGGACTGTTTGGTCGGGCATAGTCAATTGAGGTCTCAGCTAGGAATTTAGTTTTAGGGTAAATATTGCTAACTGAATTCTTGTAAATTTTTTGAATTCGGGATTTAGCGGATGGCCATAATTCAAATATTTTCTCTTCATTAAGACCTAGAATATACTTAAATACATTTAGATTTTGCAGACGCTCATTTAGTCCAAGATCAAATTCATTTAATGACATGTTTATGTGTAACCCAGTTCTTTCAGTAGTAAATCCATTTTCATCAATGAAATTTAAGACTTTGTATAATACATGGATTGCCTCATTATATGGCATTACGCCAGTAATAAGCTCATTCATTTTAAATCCACCTGAAAAATCAGGTTCAATTTTAAAAGTATCATAGCTTACTGGAATATCAGAACCATATTCATTGGTACTAATTACCTTTTTACCTAAAATGGTTGTTAATTTCTCAGCTAAATCAGCACGCAAAATTGGAGAAAAGAATTCAAATTCAAATCCTAATTTTACGTTATCAAATAGTGAGCTTTTTGTTAAATCTTTATACATATATGTGTTATCTGTTTATTGCAATGAATGGTACATTTAATCTAGGTCTGGCATTATCAATTAGTTCAAGTAAAGACTCATCTCTTATGAATAGTTGACTCACTATAAATTCATGATCTTCTGGCTGAACCATTGTATTAAACAATCGGATATTTGCAATTGAATAATTTGCGGATGGTAGTGCCCAATTTTGGTCGGTCACAAATGTAAAGTTTCCAGGATTAGCTGAACCTGTGTATACGCTAACTAGGCTATTAAAATTCTTGATATTTGCTGGATCCTGACCAAATGAATATAGGTTAAGTTGTAATTGCCCATATTGAGATGATACTGGCACAATTAATGAATACCATTCATCATAATATAAATCTCCTATTACGAATGGGTATGATGTATTATTAATCAATACATAGAAAGTTACATATGCTCTAGGTCTTCCATTCTCGTCTACTCCATTATCTACTAGTGAACAGGTTACTCTCAATCCTGTGCCTAATAAGTTATCATATCCATCCAATATTCGGATATCCTGGGTGCCCTTATTAAATTTAATTAAGGCACTAAATGTCATATTTGGAGTATTAGCAGTTGAGGCAACCGCTTTATATACAACTGCATGATCTGACTGTTTAAATTGAAGGGCTCCACCCGCATTAACTGTAATTGATTGTCGCTTGGTTGGATTTAGCGCCAGATTTTTATAACCTTCAACTACTACATATTTGCCAAGAGCGGTATACGAATCTTTAGGGCCGTCCATTTTAATGGTGGCTTGACTTGACGCTCCAATATTTGTATCGCCGGTGTTTAGTTGGCGACGCTGCCATGCACTGAATATACTACTACCTTCATATGCATACACTGAATATGGAGCGGTTGGAGTTAAGTATTGATCTTCTGAATTTCCATTTGAGGCAATTGCATAATTTGCAATCACCTGTTTTACACCACTCATATCATAGTAGTATTCAATTAACGGAGCATAGTTAAAAGTATGATCTAAAATTCTGTTATTTAGATCAGGGTGCAATGATCTACGAGTTTCATCAAATCTATTGGAAATTGTTTTATATTGCTGTTTATCAAGAGCATCTTTTTTCTGAACCTCGGCCTGTTTACCAAAAAGCTGATCACTAGAAATAATAATATTGTCTAGGAATTTACGATCCACGGCCTTCATTACCATATCGATATTTGGATGGAATTTGGTTAACTGTATTTTCCAATACAGGGGCTCCATCATAAATCCACGATACAGATAGGAACCTTGAATTTCATACATTCGATTGGTTAATGGAAAGTACATATAATCTCTTTTTCGAGGTTGAGTACCCGGTCCAAAAATAGACTGAAAATAAACATGATCAATATGAATTTCAAATGGAACTTCA